GTGCTACATAGTGGTCTGGAATCGCTAAGATTTGTTTAGCTGGTGCTCCATATTCTGTTAATTTCATTTTCATTGTCATAATCATTTTCCTCCTTTAATTTAATTATTGATTGTTTGAGCCTTCTGCTCCTGCGGGTTGAATTCCCATCATACCAAGTTTAATTTGAGCTAAACTCTTACCATAAGATATTGAAGGGTCTGTACCGCCTTGTCCTCCGTTACCATCTGGAGGGGTTTGTCCTTGAGGTTTCCATCCTGGATTCTTATTCTTATCATCTCCTCCACCAGCGGGTTGCTTTTCTTCGAACAAGAATGCTTTTTCTTTTCTCAATGCATCGTTTTGTTCTTTGTAGCCTGATGTAATCTTTCCAGTTGCTTCGTCTATTAGTACTTGCTCTAGGTTGAATAGTCCCATTACCATTTCTACATCATGAGGTTTCCCATTCTCATCTTCTAATAATGATAGCCTAATTGCATTTTTCTTTCTTTCAAGTGCAAGATTACTTTGATATTCTTTATCCTTATCTGAATTAGCTGTTTCTAATTCTGTAATCTTATCTTGTAATGCTTTAGAATCCCCTTCAAACTTCTTCAATTCTTTGATTTGAGTATCTCTCTCTTTAACTTGCTCTTTGGATTGAGTCAATTCTCCATTCACTTCATCGAAACGATGTTTTGGTACATAGTTACCATCAATTGTTTCTTTATGAAGTTTTAAAATATTAGTTACCTGCTCCTCACTTAATCCTAATGCTAATAATTGTTCCTTTGTCATTTTTAACATTCTCCTTCCGTGCTACGCTTTTTTCCGTGGTATCGTCCACGATTGCACTTAATTATATTATATGATATTTGTTTGTCTAATTATTATTATAATTTCACTTCAAGGTGTTGTCAATGTATTCATAAGAAAATGTAACCCGTAGATTGCCTTCATTGTTTATTACTTCTAAATATCATGCCCTTCTCTTGCGCCAAATATGTTTGGATAGAGCTTTCCCAGAGATATATTCTTCTCCATTGCTTCATTCATATATGCTATTGCTTGTTCAGGGTCGCTGATAACCATAAGTGGATATCTTTCTTTAAACTGTTCTTTGTACTCATCCATTAGTTCAAACACTTCATCTACTTCTGACATAATAATTCCTCCTTTACATATTATTTTAGTTTTTTGTAAACCTTTTCTAAAATAGCATTAAATTCTTTCATGCTCTCCGGCATATACTTATTATATATATCTGCATAATCCTTATCTATGAAGGTAGTGTTAAGGTGAGCAAATAACTCATTTGCCATTTGGTCTTCAGTACCTTCTTTAGTACGCCCCTTAGTCCAATATTCTTTGGAGTGACACCAGCCTATACGAATATCATGATTATTGTATTCTTCTGATAAATGTTCTGCCCCACTTAATATGTCCTGGATTCCGCTTGTTTTGCTATTTTTTCTATTTGCAAACTCTCTTACTGCGTCTGCGTATAAGTCACCTTTCTTGTCAAGTAACTTAGATAAGTCTTTTTTCATTGCCTTGACAAATTTTTTATTAATGCAGTGGAGCCTTTTTCCACTCCCACGCATCCGGTCATCTATTGCATGTCCCATCTCATGGAATAACGTTTCAAGTGGACTGTGACCATATCTAGCTGATGTTGCTTTCTCTGATTCTATGTTAATGTTAATTGCTGCATATCTTCCTTCGTGTCCCGGTACGAGGTCGTACTGTTGATAATAAGCACCCTGTCTAGGGTTGAAGTTTGATATTGTTTTTAGTTTCATAGCTGTTTTGTAAAACATTCGTTGATACGCCGGTCCTGCATTATCTAATATCTCTTTAATCTCTCCTTCGAACTCTTTAAATTCTTCTAGTTTAGAATTGAGTTTTTTAATTTCTTTTTCGTCCAACGGTTTAATTCTGTCCTTTACCTCTTTAGTTTCTATTACTTCTTGAGGTGATATATCCATTACTTTGTATCTTTCTAATAATTCGTTTACTCTTTGTGCGTACCCTGGAGTTGCATACTCTTGTACCCAATCCTTATAACTCACGTTAGAGTCTACGATATATGATTTTCCTTGTTTATCCCGAGCTATCCTGCTTTCTATTAACGGTGCTATTTCGTCGTCGGGGAAAAAAGGTATTGTAGTTGACCTGCAATAGGGATGCAGTGGTGGAACATTTACCCCAGTTTGTCCTTCTTTAGTTGTAAATACCTTTCCATCCATCTCCCTACATATATCTGATGTCCTATTATCTAAGGTTGATACATATTGAAAAAAATCTACTGCACCACTTTCCTCATAAGCCTTCATAGTTCCTTTATTGCTAATATAGTTCAGCTCTGTACGAATGAGTCTTTGAGCGTTATGGTAACTAGTATTCATTTTCTTTGCATACTCTCTACTAACTTGTCTTGGGTTTCTTCCTCTGACGAATTCTTGAGCTAAGGTTTGTTCAAGATTAATTAGCATCCTGTTTTTATCTGCCCATATTCTTTCGCTATAGTTTTGACCCATCCATCTTTCCCTTATAGCTGTTTCTAATTGTTTACCTCCAGGAGTGGTAAAGCTTACTCCATATCTTGCTTGCTTTTGGACATCGAATACTGTTCTGTAGAATGAATCCTCATAAGCGTTCTTTAACTCTTCCCCCAATCCTTCATTATGCCTAGTTGCAAGAGTTTCAAGATTATGTCTAATATTAGCGGTTAATTCTTCTAATCTACTAATATAAGCTTTACCGGATAATTGTTTTAAGTATTCCCTATACTCTGCGGTAAATGCTTTATCCCCTAATCTCTTTACCTCATCTAAATATAATTTAACTTGTTTGTTAAAGTTTAACAATTCGTCTGGTCTTAATCTCTTTCTAGCTTCTAATAATGATATTTGATTATCTTTTGAATATCTCCCATAGAATGCTTCAATCTCTTTTGTTATCTTCTGAGTTGTTTCTAAATATGCTTTCTTTAGTTCTTGTTCGTACTGTAGGGCTGATTTCTCATTGGCGATAAGGGTTAACTCTGAACGCTTTATCCAGTATTCTTTGTTTGGAACCTTAATCATTATTCTTCACCTTCCTCACCACCTTCTTCTCCTTCCTCTAGCTCTTCTTCCATCCCATAATCAAGGTTTTGCTGTTTGAGGGCTTCCATCATTTCATTCATCTTTTCTTCTTTCTCTTGTTTAACCCTATCTAATTCGGCTTGGACATTTGTTACCCACGGGTGATTTGCTACTATTGTTTCTTCACTAATAATTCCTACACTATTCTTTGTATCCTCGATGGTTTCAGATTCATTGATAATCATATCAGTATTGAAAATTATATCTATAGCTAAATCTAAATAATCTCCCATTCCTTTATTCATCATATCAATCTTTATAAACCATAGCACTTCATCTAACGCTGATGAAAACTCAGCTGCTAAGTCATCTGTATCTGTATCAAGGTCGGCATATCTGAATTTCAAGGCTACTCCTGATGCATTCCCAATGCTAACCTCTTGTGTATCTACTCCATTTCCTGCTTCATATATATCTTTCCTTAATCTATTTAGATGACTGTCTATTGCGGCTACATCTAAATTAGTCTCTATAGTTTTCATATCCCCATCACCTGATACGAATGCTGTCCTGAATGTTGCAAGGTTTTGTACGAATTCCCCTTTATCTGTTCCATCATAGTTTTTAACAACTTTTATACTATTTGGTATATCTTGTAAGTTGTTTGAAGTGTCTGATGTATTTAGGTCATAATCATCTACTAATGGTTTTATCCATTTCAATAAACTAATTTCATCTGCGTTGTACTTAAATGCTATAAATGGTACTTTATCCCATGTCGCAGCTATTTCATTGAATAATTCATTTCCTTCCTCATCTACCTTAATGTTTCCTTCTTCATCTTTTTGAGGTTCATTAAATGAGAAGTGACCATTAACTGTTCTTGGCTTGTCAGAGTCTGGCTTTAATCCCTTATCTCCCATTTCATAATACCAAACGCCTTGAGTAGTATGATATTCTACTTTCTTTATTTCTCTTTGTACACCGTCTGGTAGATATCTAATAATAGAATATACTCTTATTATTCCTTCTAGTATTGTATGGTCGGCATCTGCCCAAAATGGTATGATCTCTTCTGATGGAATACGTTTAAATTTCAATTCCCCATTTTCATTGTAATAAACTTGGAGCCAAGCAATCCCATTTACTATCGCATCCCTACCTACATTCTTTAACATCTTGAGGAACTTCTTATCAATATAGGTGCTTACTAAATCATTAAACTTTTCATCAGCTGATTGCATTGATAATTCTTTACTTAATAGATAGTTTACTTTCTGGTTTGTTAACTTCCTCATGAATGGATGGGTTAATTTACTATTAGATAGATTTGTTACTTCTTGTTTAACCCCCCTCCTATCTATATAGTATCTTTTACGGTCTTTGATATCATTATCATTTTTGTAATAATCTTGAGCTGTTAACATTAACTTTCTAACATCACTAGTTAACCATTCATTTATATTAGCATATAAGAAATCTTCATGAGGTTTCTGCAATGATGCTAATTGAGTTACTCCAGCTCTTATGTCCATGTTGACTGCTCTTTGGAAATCTTGAAATATCATGTTTTTACCTCTCCTTTCGTTTATTCTATTATAATATAGGATATTAACATATATTTACTATAATAGGTGAAAATATGACTTTGTACAATCGCTTGTACACGGTTTAAATTAGCTCCCTGACCATTTATATACCCTGATTTACCAGCTAAAGTTAGTGGAATTCAGTTCTTCTGTTGCATATCTTAATGCGTCCATTAAATGGTTATATTCATCTATTGGGTCAGTGCTCGGCTTTCCTGTATCCTTATCTGTTGCCCAAACATAGTTACTTAATTCTACTATGGTATTTACGCAAGATGGATGAACATAAATCTTATAATCCTGTAATTTCTGGATTCCTGCTTTTACTGAGCCCCTTCCTTTCTTTGCTCCAAACATTCTATATAATCCTAAGTCTTTTAATTCATCTATTGTTCTTGGATCTTCACTATCGGCGCATATCCTTGCTCTTTCAAATCCTTTATATTTTAGCGTGGAATGGATATCCCTATTCTTCATATGTGTTTTAGATACCTCATCATATATGAACAACTTCTTTTCCTTCTCATCTGCTAATAATGCAATAAAGGCTGTTGGGTCATTTGTGTATCCAAAGTCAAGTCCTTGTAATTGTCTATATTTTGGATTGTCTTCTCTATCTAATTGACGTTTCATGTATTCCACATCAAACTCTAATTCCTGCCAATTCTCAAATACTAATCCTTCTGCAATACCCCAATTACCTTCTCCTTCTATAGAATAACGTCTTGGATTTTCTTCTTTCATCTTTTCGAATATCCTGCGGTCATCATCTCCTAAGAATTCATTACAGTCATAATTCTTTGTTACCGCTAATATATCTCCATCTTTGCTCAAGCCATCTGTTCCTACTTTATCAAAGAAGGCTTGCTTTAGCCATATCTTTTCACTCCATGGGTTAAAGGTTAAGGTATGTTGCTTAAATAATGGTGCGGGCATTTCTCCTCTTATAGACATATCCACTTTATTAAAATCATCTTCCATTGTTATTTGAAATGCTTCCTCCCACCATACCCAACAAAGTTCTCCATCTTCTACAGTAATAGATGTTATTGATTGAGGGTCATCTAATCCTCTAAACATTATCTTCTGTCCTGAAGGTATGTAGGTTAATTCAAGAGGTGATTTTGTTGCTTTCCATAGATGAGAAACATCCATTCTATTTATAGCCCATTTAAGTTGAGCGAAGGTACTATCTCTATGCGTATTGTAATACCTTCTAATTACAAGTGTACAAGGTTTTAATCCATATTGGTGCCAGTACTTCATCATCATATATGGAAACCAGAAAGAGGCGGTTGTAGACTTCTTACTACCTCGCCCTCCTTTGAGTACTCTGTAACGCCCTCTGAAATTCCAGAACTTTCTATATCCTTTCCCTATTAACTTTGGTAAACTCTTCTTTGTGACTAAATCAGCCATTTCTCACCCCTTTACTTGGATTGAAATATCTCTGTCTTTGTTTATTCTTTAATTGTTTCAATTCAAGTGTTTGTTTATATTTAGCATCAATTGTTATCCTTCTTGCTGCCTCTAATAAGTAAGTACTTCTTGGTATTGTTTTCTTTTGCATTAATCTA